ACAACCAATCATATAAGATACTCTAAATCGGTAAGACTTTTCGTCTTGAGAGTACCATTGTTCAGCTTGAGTTTCATCAAAGTCAGTACCTACGATAAACGCATTTTGACAAGTCAATATTGCAGCGTAGTTTTCAGCAGCAGCACTCATAAAATTGATTTTAGCGTGGTCAGCAGCCATATGCACATCCCAATCTCTACGAACAACAATAGGAATACCTCTAAAGCTCATTTTACCGCCATCAACTAAAGCTCCGTAACCTGCCGCAGCATATCCGTTTGCTTCTAAGGTAGCTTGATAACTATCAGCGACAGCTCCATTTACCATAAATACTCTGTTAGGAGCAGAAAGTAATTCAGGAGACGCAGCGTCATACATATCTTTAAGAACTTCAAGACCTCCGCCTGCAACAACTAATCCTGCGTTATCAGCAGAACCACTAAGGTTAGTTGAAGTTAATTGAGTACAAGAAGCTTCAGCAGCAGCTTGGAATAATCCATCGTAAAGACCGTAATCTGCGTCACTAGATGCAACGTCAGAAAAGATTAATTGACGATTAAAGTCATATTTAATACCTGTTCCGATTAAGTCTAGTAAAGCAGTCTTTACAATAGTTCCGTCAATATTATCAAAATCAGTACCTGACCGCATTAATTGACCTTTAATTTTACCAAATAAAGAGTCAGCTCTAAATTCAATTTCAGCTTCTACTCTACTTGGAGAAATAGTCACACCGCTAAAAGTACCTGCGTTTTCTCCGCTAAATGCACCGTTGTTAAATGCTTTCGTAACTTTTGTTAGCTTTCCTAAGTGGTCGATAACTGTTGTTCCTTTAATGTTAGGAAGAACATCCATATAAGACATCATTTCGTCTCCTAAGAATAAAGGGGATATGATGTATTTATTTACGTCATACTGATTAACAGCAGGTAAATTGTTAGTTGATGGAGTTGCCATTTTTTTTCTTTTTTAATTATTAATTATAGTTTACTTAAATAAGTTTTTTCCTAATTCAGCCCATTCATCTTTAGTCACTATTTTATCCGTAGAAACCTTTGGCTCATTCTCGGCTAAAGTAACTGAAGGTGTAGCCTCTAGTTTTGAAATTCGTTGAGCCATAGTCTCAAACTGAGTTTTAAGCTCTTCCTTAGATTCATTTGACTTTTCTTTTTGAACACTTAGTTTCTGAGATAAAGAATCTCTTTCTTCAGTCAATGCGTCTAATCGAGCCTTTAAGTCATCTACATTAACAGCCTCTTCGGTTGCTACTGCTTCTGTCTGTGCGGCAGGCTCTGTTTGTGCCGTTTCTTCTGCTTTACCTACAATTAGGTTTTTGATTTCGGTAAACCAATTTTTCATAGTTTCTTCGTTCATTTTACTCTCTGTTTTTATTTCTTCGTTTCCGAAGGTGGTTAATATATCCTCTGCTGTTTTGTTTTCGAAGCCACTCATATCGTACTTAGCGACAATTTCCATTTTACCTGACACGCTATCTACAAAGCCCATCTCTTTAGCCTCATCAGCACTAAGCCAAGTTTCAGCTTCTAGCATAAAAGAAATCTTTTCTTCATCTAAACCTGTTCGTTTAGAGTACACGTTAAGCATAGTAGACTCTACTTTCTCTAAAGCGTTTACTTGTCTTCGCATCTGAGACTTATTACCGAATACATTACTCATAGGAGAATGAATCATAAATAAGCTGTTAGAGGTCATCTCTATAGTGTCTGCTGCTAAAGCTATTACCGTAGCCATAGACGCCGCCAAGCCTTCTATTTTTGCCGTTACCTTCCCTGTGTAGTTCTTTAACGCTGTGTAGATTGCTTGCCCTTCGAAAACATCTCCACCTGTACTATTAATGTGGAGGGTAATATCTTTTCCTTCTAAACCTTTAAGGTCTTGCAAAAAGCTTTTAGCTGTAATCCCGTGAACACCTATCTCATCGTAAATGAAGATGTCTGTAGACTTACCTTTAGCTTTTGCCTCTATCGGATTGATAGCATACCAAGACTTATTTTCGTAGATATTTTCCATAATACAAATATAGTTAATTAATTTTATATAGTGTTGCCATTGATTGACACTTTGTTCTTCATATAATCATACACTACTCTTTGAGTTTGCCTGATAGATATTCCGTACTTTTCTGATAAGTCTATAAATATATTTTTTATAAGCTCAGAATTGTTTTTAGTTAAGGCTTCATCAAAGTCAGCCCTAATTAAATAGTTTCTAACTAAGTTGTTATTAAGTAAGCCCTCATTGTATAGAGAGTTCACTACTTCGGAAGAATCTAATTCGCAAAGATTTGTTATTCTTTTTATAAGTTCCTGTTTCATATTTAAAATCTAGATGAAGATTCAATTACTTTTAATCTATTCTCAGTTTCTCTTAACGCTTCCACAGGCAGAACTACATTTGTGTTTCTACCAACAGCAGCCCCGATAGCGTTGTAGTCTATGAATCCTGAGTTACCGAAGTTTGGAGACGAGAATCCTACACCCCCGCCTGCTTGATTCATTGCGCTTAAAGCTCCTCCAAACATAGCGGTACTCCTTTTGTTTATAACAGCTTCGCCTCCTTCTAGCTCGACCACTCTACCACCAACTCCAAACTTTTCTCCACCTTTTGAGTGAGAGTTTCCGTGAACCATACCACCGTTCGCAAACTTCTGAGATTTTATTGAGTCTACATTAGCAGCATATCTACCTAAAGCTAATGCAGCCATAATTGTGTATTGAGCACCACCCGCAGCACCAAACGTAAATGCGTTCCCAGGATTTGCTGCCGCTTGAACAGCGATATTAGCAAGCTCTTGAGCTAGACTTATTCTAGCTAACTTTAATTCGTTTTCTTTTCTTAGCTTAAAAGACTCTTTTTCTATAGCGTCTTTTCTTTTCTTAGCAACTCTATCGTTTATAAGTCCGTCTTGATTAGCCCTTTCATTGGCTTCGGTTTTCTTGTCTAAGATTCTTTGTTGATTAGCAAGCTCTACCTCCGCAGCTTTCTTTGCAGCATCAGCTATTAAGTTTATACCCTCTATCGCAAACTTGACTTTTTGGTCACGCTTACTTGCTTCAGTTTGTTCATCAAGTTTAGCTAATTGCCCCTCAGCATTTGCTTTTTTAGCTTTAAGTTTTGCTAATGTTTCATCACTCTTTCTTTCTTCAGCATTTATTAACTCATCAAAATAAGCTATGTCTATTTTTAACATATCCCTTCTAAACTCTGCGTTAGTAAGGTTGTTTTCTTTCGCTTCTCTTTTAGCTTCAAATATCTTTGTGTCAGCAACCTCTGTAGCTAATTGAGTTTGCATATCGTCATACTCTTTACTATTAGAGCGCTCTACTTGCAGCCTTTTTTTCTTTATAGATAACTCAGCCTTAGCAATATTATCTTTTATTCTAGCTAACTCAGTCTCATCATCAATATTATTTAAGTAATACTTTTGCTCTAAACCTCTAAATGAATCTAGTTTTGCTTCTAGCTTCTCTAATTCTATTACGTTAGCGTATTCTCCATCTTCAAACCCTTGAGCGTCTAAATCTTGAAGTTCTTTTTGTAAAGCTAATCTTTGATTCCGTTCAGCATTATTGTAAGCTATTCTATCATTTGCTTTTTTATCATCAATTGTTTTTTTATCAGCAGCAGCTTTTGTATCTGCAGCAAGAATTTTCTCGTTGTAATCTCTGTAAGCGGTTATAAATGACTGATAGTTAAGGTGATGCATGCCCGCTAAAGCAGCATTAAATTCTCCCTTTTTATTTCTAGTCTTATCTATGTTAGTATTAAAAGTGTCTACTTTTTGTTTTTGTTCATCAGTAAGCCTTGTAGTATTGCCAGGGTTTCCAAATCCATACATAATTGAATTTAGCTCTTGTATCTCAGGAGCCATTTTTTTAATCTCTGCTCTAGTATCTTTTAAAGCTTGCGCAGCATTTCTCTTCAACATCTTTTTGTAAGTTGAAGTTTGACTAGTAAACGGGTTTACTTTTTCGAAAAAACTTAACTGTTCGCTAGCTAGTATTTCCATACTCTTAGTCATTTCACTAACTAATTCTCCAAAGAATGAAGAGTCTCCTATAGCTATTTTAAAGTTTTTCCAAGAATTACCAAGTGTGTTTAACTTAGTATCCATAGAATCCATTAATTCATTTTCAGCTCTAGTTAAATTACTAGCCCTTAATGTTTCATCATTTAGTTTTCCTAGAATTTCATGATATTGGTCTGCGTTATCCCCTGCAACAGAGAATACAGCGGTTAGACCACGAATATTACCAAACATAGCCTCTATGTCAGCAGGGTTATCTTTAAACGCTTTATTTAGCCTTTTCATTGTCTCAGTAAATCCTACCGCCTTAAGCTGAGCAGAACCCATAGGTATTCCTAACTTTATAAATAAATCTCTAGCTTGAGCTGAAGGTTTTTGCATTTGAGCTAAAGCAGCACGAATAGCTGTAACCGATTTAGCGGCATCCAAACCTGTTCTAGTGGTAACAGAAAGAGTAGCTCCTAATTCCTCAAGGCTAACTCCTGAAGATGCAGCTAAAGGTAAAACAACCCCTAAAGACTTAGATAATTCTTCTACAGTTGTTACACCATATTTTTGAGTTGTAAATAGTATTTCAGCAACTTCCCTTGCTTTATCTGCAGATTCTCCGTAAGCGTTTAATGCTGTAGTAATACCTAGTGTTGCAGACTTCAAGTCAGTAACACCTGCCATTGCTAAAGTAGACGCCTCTCCTAAAAACTCGATAGCCTCTCCTCCCTTAATCCCTGCGGAAACAGAGTTGAACATAGCTTTGTTTATATCTGCTAAACCAAAACCAAACTTCCTACCTATATCTAAAGCTCCTTGATATAACTTTGGTTGGAGTAAAGAACCCTCATCTCCATTTAATAAGGTTGCAACATTTTTAACTCCTTTTTCAAAAGCGGCAAAATCCTTAACTCCTGTCATTAAAAATTGAGACAACTTTCTAAAGG